GCTGTTAGTGGTTCTTATGCTTTTGCCTTGGATAATAATTGGATCGCTGTGAACGACCATGGGTTGCATGGTTTACATGATCGTAATTTTATGAAGGTTTTTAGATATAACCGAACAATGAGTGTTACTAATGGTGCGCAGCATGATGTCATTAAACCTGATAATATCTTACAAAGTTACCAATTGATTGAGGTTATAGATTTGCGTTCTGCCGTTCGGTTAAAGTGCCACGAGGATCTAACTTTAATTTATAGTAGCAAAAATTTAGGAGTGAAGGACGTGTCTGGTCATTTGATAGGAGAAGACCACACAATAGGTGGTAAGGTTCGGTTTATGAATAATCAAAAAATTTTTGCTCCAACTCAGATAGGTTTATATACGTGCGACTTCAAGAATGGTTGCAAAGTCTCATCATACAAACCCGGTACTACTGCCTATTGGATTACAGCTGATGCCATGGGTACAATAGAGGGAGATTGTGGAACACCATATGTAGGGCAAGACGAAGCCATCATTTATGGAATACATGGGGGTAAGATAGCGACTGAAGGATTCGCTGTTCCCATATATAAGGAATATTTAGATAGAGCTCGTGCATTATTAATTGGTGGATGTCCAGCGCAACTGAGTGAACGCCAAGTTCAATGTTACCCTGACGAGGTTGATTTAAGCAACCATTTTCACCATCGAGGTAAGGTGTTCGCTGATTCGATTTCAAAGCCCCATCCGAAAGCTCATGCTATTTGGTTGGAAAACCATTGTGGTGAACCAGTGGCTAATGTTCAACTATACAACAAACAGCACACAACAGAAATGAAATGGATGTTTACCAAACCATTCTGGGATAAGAAAGGTATTCATTGCGATAAATTCATACCGGATTTGGCTGCATGGTATAAAGAAAGTTATGCTATAGGTATTCGCGAAATAAACATGACTCCTTTATGCGTTCCCACTGGAATTTTCAATTTGTGTGCAGACCATTATTTTACATCTGTGTTAAATAGGTTGCCAAGTAATTGGAAAGAAAATCTGGGTGTGTTGCCATTTGGCGCTGTGTGCCATGGATTGGATAGCGAACAGTATATTGATCACCTAAATTATCATACAAGTGCTGGTTTTCCCTGGTATACAACCAAAGCAAACCTTGGGATGTCCAAGAATGAGCACCCTGGGTGGCTTGAAGAGCGTGTTGAAACATTGGATAGTGTTTATAAATCGGGTAAACGAGCACATCCAGTGTTTTGTTCGCACCTCAAAGATGAATTCGTAAGTCTTAAAAAGAAAAATGCTCACCAATTACGAGTTTTTGTTGGTTCACCCCTTGATTTTACGATTGTCATAAGGAAGTATTTTCTATCAATGGTACAATTGATACAAAAATTAAGGATCTTATTCGAATCATCTGTTTCTATTGCTTGTCAAGGATTGGACTGGACTGAGTTAGTTGAATATATGTGGGGTGAAGGTTTCAATCGCGATATTGACGGCGATTATAGAGCCTACGATAAAGGGATGCACCAATATTGCACTAGATTGGCTTCTAGGGTGATATACCGTTTTTGTGAGGAGTCCGGTAAGTATACACCAGAAGATCTGCGCGCCATGGTGTTAATCCTCGAAGATATATGCGATCCACTGGTTGAGTATGACGGGACACTTGTTTTCTTCAGTTGTTCTAACCCCTCGGGTCACCCATTGACTGTTCACTTTAATTGCATCGTCAACTGTATTTACATCCGTTACTGTTACTTCAAAAAATTGGGTAATTTGCACACATTTGAAGAAAGCATTAGATGTACTACATATGGAGATGACAATTGGATTACTGTACGTGACGGTGTAGATTTCACTCACCACGACATGCAAGTGATATTATCTGAGATTGGTATCACGTATACGAATGCGCAAAAAGATGATAAAATCGTGTATTATAC